GAAAGACTTAGTTGCTAAATTAAAAGACCCTAAGACAAAGGCTGCTTTTAAATCTTATGTTCGAGCAGTTATTGCATCAGCGATAACTATGGGACTAGCATTTGCTGCTGACCTTGCTCCTGAATATGCAATTCTAATCGGCGCCTTGGCTGCCCCTGCTGCTAAATGGGCTGACAAGACCGAAAGGGAATACGGTCTAGGCTCTAACTAGATACCCCTAATCGGGCTTTAAAGGCCCTTTATAGACACGAAGAACCCCCGACCCAGTAGAGATACTAGGAAGGGGGGTCTTTTGTCGTTTCTAGGTAGCCTATAGAATGCCCTAAATCACCTGCATAGTACGAGAATCAGACACGATTATGGGTAGGTAGGTATGGTAGTATACCCCTTAAGATATAGGGGTCTTAAAATCATGTTTTTGTATCTCTATATATTATATATATTACTATATATTATAGACCCCGAAGGGGTCTTATATATTATATATATATTATATATAGAGATATATATTATAGGGGGAAGGCATCCTTCCCCTTATATCTCATAGTATAATATAAGATACTCCTATGACTATACAACTCAATGAATATATCCTGCCCGAACATATATCTTATTCGGCATTTACCACCTACATAGATTGTGGGTACCAATACTACTTAGGTAGATTACTTAACTTACCAGAAGCCCCATCCGTTTGGTCGGTAGGTGGCTCATCATTTCATACAGCCACCGAGATGTGGGACTTGGAGAACTTATGATAAGCATTGTCAACGAAGAAGGTGGCATTACCACCATGCAATGGGAAACTTACAACGAGATTATGCGTGAGCGTTATATTGATGGACTACAAGAAACCTGGGCCGTTGCTGTTGGTTCTATCAATTCACTCATCGATAAGACTATGGATGAGACTGAACTTGTTGGATTACTTCGTGCCAAGTTAGCACTTAAGGAGGCACTAAGTGAGCACCGCTCAAAGTTTATGGGATAAGGCTTGGGAAAAAGAATCAGAAGGTATTGACTTAACCTTTGCTCGTGTTGGTGGTAGAACATCTAAAGCATTTCCTAATAGAGAGAATGTAGATTTTTGGCAACAGACAGGACCTGAATGGGTTCAGTCGTACATTGATTGGCGTAAGGCTAATCATAATTGGAGGATTTGGTTTACTCCCGAGGGCGCACCTGCCATAGAGTTGGGGTTAACTCCAGTCTTTGCTGATGTACCAGTGAAGATGGTTCTCGATAGAGTGTTTGAAGTCAATGGTGAGTTGGTCGTGGTTGACCTTAAGACTTCACAACAAACCCCAACTAGCACCCTACAACTCGGGTTCTACAAGTTAGGACTTAAGCAGGTACTAGGTGTTGACATCAAGTATGGTGCGTATTGGATGGCAAGGCAAGAAGGTACATCTGCACTCATAGACCTTAGTGATTATACCGAAGATAAACTTAACTACTTGGTTTCTTCCTTCGATAAAGCACGCAAGGCTGGTATATTTATTCCTAATACAAACAACTGCAATCGTTGTGGACTTACAGAACACTGTCAGTTCACTTCGAAGAAATGAGAAACACAATGGCAAATGAAGACTGGAAACTGCAAGTTTCCTACAAGACACCATCAGGTGATATGATAAACATACGTGCTAATACTGCTGACGAATTGTCAGTATTGTTAGAAGGCGTAGGAGATTACTCTCCACAAATTGCTGCAACCCAACAAAAGATTGTAGGTTCGTATGCTCTAAACCCGTCCTTGACTACGAGTTCCACTACAAGCACAAAGCCCTCGAAATACTCCGCACCAACCCCAGTCTCAGCAGTATCAGGTACCGCAGCGCCACTGTGCAAACACGGGGGTCGTATATGGCGAGAGGGTATCAGCAAGGCAAGCGGTAAGCCATATGCATTCTGGGCTTGTCCTTCACCGCAAGGAACACCAGACCAATGCAAGCCAGTAAATTAACAAACTGGCATAAATTTTTTTTCGGAACTAGAAAGGAACCAGGATGCGTACACTTGTCAGGTCAGTTGGCCGTGCCAGTATTGGTGGGGAACCACTACCATCTTGCTTTAAGGCGTTTGAATCAAACAAGATTATCATCCGTCGCTCCGAAGTTTCTATGTTCGCAGCAGCACCAGGTGTTGGAAAGTCAACACTTGCATTAGCACTAGCATTAAAGATAAAGGTGCCAACACTTTACATCTCAGCAGATACTAATGCTCACACTATGGCTATGCGATTAGCCTCTATGATTTCTGGAAAAAACCAAACAGATGTAGAGGGGATGCTACATTCTGATGTTGGTTGGACTAAGGCTACTCTATCCAAGAGTAGCCATATAGTCTGGTCATTTGAATCAGCACCAACGCTACAAGATATAGATGAAGAAGTGCAAGCCTTTGAAGAACTATGGGGTTGCTCTCCCACGCTAATCATAGTAGATAATTTAATGGATGTAGCCACTGATGGTGGCGAAGAGTTCGCTTCTATGAGAGCGATTATGAAGGAGTTGAAGTATCTTGCTCGTGCTACAAATTCGGCTGTTGTCGTTCTTCATCACACTAGCGAGGCTGTTATTGGGACACCGTGTCAGCCACGCTCTGCTATCCAAGGTAAAGTTGCACAACTTCCAGCGCTTATATGTACACTTGGTGTTGTCGGAACTTCAATGGGTGTTGCTCCCGTCAAGAACAGATATGGAAGAGCAGACGCAGGGGGAGGATTGATGACTTGGATTGCATTCAATCCTGAATATATGTTTGTCGATGACATACCAGAGAATTACTAATGATAATACAATTAAATAAAGATGAGGTTAGGGTATGCACTTTGCTTGCAGTCGAAAGATGGTTAGCGAAGTTTGGCTCTACCGACCAACCTAATTACGCACAAGGTAAGGCAGATGGTAGATTAGAACCTGAGATAAACGCTAACATCCGTGCTAATGTATGTGAGTGGGCTGTTGCCAAGCATTACAATATGTCTTGGAATGTGCCTTATTATCCCAATGCATTACATAAAAAGCGGTATAGTCTGCCTGACGTTGGAGAGAACATAGAGGTTAGGTCTATTAGAACCCAAGACAGTATACCGTTTTGGGGTAAGGATAAAGGCAAAGTTATTATTGGAACTAAATGTTTAGACACAGAATATTATTCTGAGGTAGAAATATTTGGCGTTGCTTATCCCGAAGAGTTCACTAAGCCTGAATATTATGACTCATACATTAATGGATGGCGCATTCCTATAAGTGGGTTTACCCATGAGTAGTTATGGAAAGCGTAAGGGTGCCACTTTTGAGACTGGTGTTGTCAAATGGTTAAGGTCTAAAGATATATTAGCAGAAAGATTAACTAAGGCTGGTGCCAAAGATGAAGGTGATGTAGTTGCTTTCTTAGATGGAGCAGCAAACATTTTAGAACTTAAGGCAACAAAGAAGTTAGACCTACCACAGTTCTGGCGTGAGGCTGAGGTAGAGGCAGAGAATTATGCTAAGGCTAGAGGATTAAAAGAAATACCATATAAGTTTGTGATAATTAAACGTAGGCAGGTAGGAATAGATAAGGCTTGGGTGGTGGAAGACTTTGAACAATGGACGAAGAGGGCAGGTAAATGACTTACCAAACATACGGGAAATACTCATCCACTATGGAGCGAATGTACGACAAGAATACGGGCAGATTAATATCAAGTGTCCATTCCACTCGGACACTCACCAGTCAGGAAGTGCTAATCTCGACAATAATATATTCATCTGTTTTGCCTGTGGAGTCCAAGGTAACTCACTACAAATTGTCGCACACAAAGAAGGGGTAGATATACGTGAAGCAAAGTCAATCGCAGAAAGAATTGTTGGGACAAGCAGTACAGAAGTACGGGGCAAACATTTATCAGGCAGAAGATTACCTCAGAAGCAGGGGCATAACAATGGAAGCAGCACGGTTGGCACGATTCGGCGTAGTAGGGGAGCCTGAGATTGGACACGAACAATTCAAAGGAAGATTATCCATACCGTATATTACCAAAAGTGGTGTTGTCGATTTGCGTTTTCGTGCTCTTCATCCTGCTATTGAACCTAAGTACATGGGAATGACTGGCGCTGAAACAAGAATGTATAATGTATTAGACATAGAAAAAGCAGGCGATTTTATAGGAGTGTGTGAAGGTGAACTGGACACAATTACTTTATCTAGTTGTATTGGCATCCCTTGTATCGGCGTACCTGGGGCTAATAGTTGGAAGAAGCACTACACGAGATTGCTCGCTGACTTTGAAAGAGTATTTGTATTTGCAGATGGAGACCAACCAGGCAAAGAATTTGCAGCAAGCCTGGCGAGGGAACTGCCAGTCACAGTCGTGCAGTTGCCAGATGGAGAAGATGTGAACAGTGCATATGTTAAGTATGGTGCTGATTATATCAAGGAGAAGGCTGGACTAAATGGATAGAAATATACCGCCGTGTCCTGAGTGTGGTAAGCGTTTCAAGAATGTGTTTGAAGCAACAGACCACATACTTGAGGACAACGAAGAGTTTGACCCAGCACTAATCCTACCCAATGGGGCAAGGTTAATGATAGGTTCTCTTCTTAGGTGCTTGTATAAATATGCAGACAAACCCGATCAAATAAAAACCATAACCCAGTCTACATATATGACATTGTTTACAGCAGAGACACAGCCCGAAGCAATAAAAGATATAGTGGAAGAGATGATAATTGAATCGCAGATGATGGAAATAGATAATGAACTTAAACAACTACTCGAAAAAGGAGAGTGAAGAATGGCAAATTATGAATCACTTAATCAGTCAAGGCTTCAACATATTGAAAGCGGAAAAGACGGATGGGATACTATTACTTACACTCACAATTCCACTTTTGAGTACAACGTTGGACAAACATTCCAAGAATTATTAGATTTATTATTATCTAAACATAAAGATTACGGACCAAAGAATATATCTGACTCACCTGGTGGACCAGTCAATGGATTAAGAGTTCGTATGCACGACAAGTTAGCACGAATAAATAATTTAGTTGATAACAATAAGAACCCTGAGCACGAAAGCCTTGAGGATTCTTTCAAGGACATGGCAAACTATGCAATCATAGGGTTGCTAGTTCTGAGAGGACAGTGGGATAAATGAGAGTTATAGTCTGCGTGTCTGATTTACAGGTACCGTATCACGATAAGAAAGCGGTATCTGTACTGGCTCGCTTTATTAAATCATATAAACCTGATGAGGTTGTGTCAGTCGGGGATGAAATGGATATGCAGACTATCTCAAAATGGAGTAAGGGCACCGACCTTGAACACGAGAAGTCTATTGGTAGAGATAGAGATGAAACTTATCGTGTACTTGAATCATTAAAGGTTAAACATATGATTCGCTCTAATCATACCGACAGATTATTTAATACAATCAAGATGAGGGCACCAGGACTTGCTGGTTTACCTGAATTAGAGTTAAAAAACTTCCTAAAACTGGACAATCTGGGCATAAAATACCACGAAAAACCCTATGAATTAGCCCCAAATTGGTTACTTTTGCACGGTGATGAGGGTAATGTGCAACCTACCGCAGGTGCTACCGCACTTGGTTTAGCAAAGAGAGCAGGACTTAGTGTGGTCTGTGGGCACACGCACCGTATGGGTCTAACACATTATACTCAGTCATACTTTGGTGGTAATCCTAGAACTATATGGGGTATGGAAGTTGGTTGCTTAATGGATTTTAAGTTTGCTAAATATATTCGTGGCGGATTATTTACTTGGCATAAAGGATTTGGTGTGCTATATGTAGATGGAAATAAAGTTATACCCCACCTTGTTCCTGTTAATATGGACGGTACATTTATATTTGATGGGAGACTGTGGAAGTAAATTGGATTGGGATAACATTAAGAAGTGGGATTACATTGTAACAGCGGTTGCCTCAGAGTACCATAAGAAGTTTAGTATGGTAGAGTTAGAGGACATAAGACAATCGCTGTATCAATGGTTTGCGGAACACCCAAATAAACTCAAGGATTGGGAAGCAATAGGTGATAAGGACGCAAAGAATTTAATCTATCGTTCGTTGCGTAATCAAGCATTAGATTATTGTCAAAGATGGAAAGCCAAGTCTATTGGCTACGACATAAGCGACATACATTATTATGATTCTGAAATTGTAGAAGCACTGCTACCACCTGTATTGCGTGGCGAGTATGGTGTAACACACAAATTAAATCTTGGGTTTATTGGTAGACCATCTGCCCCTGCCGAAGGTGGCAACCTAACTATAATGATGTTAGAAGTTGATTCAGGTTATTGGAAATTAAGTAAAGATGATAGAAGAATAATCTTTTTGCGCTTTGCAGAGAACCTAGATTTTGGTGAAATAGCAAACTATCTAGAACTTGGTACTGATAGTGCGGCACGAATGAGATTAAAGCGTGCCATCACTAGGTTAATCAATAAGATAGGTGGATATAAACCATACAAAGATGTTGATTCTACTGGCGAAGAACCCGAAGACGAGTATCAGCCACCAGTAGAATAGAACCCACTACCCTTAAATATAACAGGGTTGGCTTGGTATTCCCTCACCATTTCCCTGTTACATCGGGGGCACTCAACTAAGTCATCACGAGTATCTACGTTACGATTTAGTTCTTGTAGTGTCTTATCATCAAGACATCTATACGAATAGGTTGGCATTAATCAATCTCTTTAACCTTTGGATTCCAACCAGAATACAACCAGCCTAAATTAGAAACAGTATAATCTATTTTATTATACTCTTGTCTATACATTTCGACGGCTTCTTCTTTGGTGTCTGCTTCGAATTCACCTACTGCTTTAAGTGATATTTTTGTTCTTACTTCATACTTTGGCATTACATCTCCTTATCGTCTGGTGTTGGTGCTGTTGCAAGAGTGCCACATAAAGCACACTCCATATCTAGGAAATACATATCAATCTCCCCAGTTTCATCATCAAACACAGTCTTAACATTCCATATATTACAACCGCAAGGACATATGGTAGTGGCTCTACCCCTAATGTCCATAGCGGATTTGTAATCAGGTTTAAGTTCTGTTATATGTTTTGGTGTACTGATTAGTAATATCCTTTCTTAGTAAAGAACTCCCACGCTTTGCAGGGGGTGTGGTATCTGTTATAGATATAAGACAAGCCTCTATCTATTTGCACAGGCGCTGGAGTTTTAGGGTCAAGCCCTAGTATCTGTGGGATACCGCCAGCATTCTTGCCCATTACCTT